TCATGACCATGAATCACAAGTAAATCTCCCATAAACATCCCCTGCCAATCTTCGACGTATTCAATTCTTAGCACATCTAATCTGAAAAACTTATCAAACTGTAATTCATGAAGGCCAGCGAACTCCTCAGCCTGGCTAAACAGATAGCGCTGGAAGCGATTCTCATGATTGCCGGCCTTAAAGTAGATCGGTATCGTGGGGAATATATCGCGGAGCTTCTGAAGAAAGTTTCTGGCCATCTCTATTTCACGCGGAAAGTCTCTAAGGTCCTTCTCCTTCTCGTGTCTGGATATAGAATAGAAATCGAACGTATCCCCGTTTAAATAAAGGCAGTCGATCTCTTGCTCTCTTAGGTATTTAATTGCGCAGGTAAGCGCTTCTAAGGAATGAAATGGGACGTGGATGTCAGATAGTATTCCGATCTTTTTTAAATGCTCAGGAAGGCGCGCACTGGTGTATTCCTTTCCGATGCCTGGCTCTATTCCGAAGCTATCCACTTCATCCAAGTTAAATGATTCGATCTTAGCGCTTGGTCTGGTCTTTTTAAAGTATTGAGATCGGTCCTTTACAGAGATTCCGTATCTAGTCATCTGCCGATGAAAGGAAGCCAAATCTGCGTATCCGTAATTCTCCCAGTTTTCCCTTTCGAAATCTGCTCGAGTCATATTAGTCGAGTAGAAGTGCTTTTTAATTGCCTCCGCCTTAGCGTTGTCTTTGCTCATATTCTTCCATTAATTGGTCCACAAGGAACTCAATGTTATTTAACAGCTTCATTCGAAGCACGAAGCCAGCGTCATCAATGTGCTCTATTGACTCCATGACTTCGATCATTTTATCAAGCGTTTCCGTGGTAGGATTTCTAGGATTTTCGATAGGTTCTATATCTATTTTATACACGAAGCCCAAATTTAACGTATAGCCATGCGACTAACATAATCGCCTGACCGAATAACAACATTACCACCCAGGTAGGAACCCGGTATTTGATGATTTCTCTATCTCTGTATTCGATTGTTTTATTCTGAGAGTTTCGATAAATGTTTTCGATCTCCTGGCGTATTGAATCAATATCGATTGTCGCTCTGATTTGCCCCTTGTCGGACTTAATTGTCACTGATCCATTTGGAAGGACCAGACGTGAATAGAACGTCGATAGTAAGCCAGAAGAGTCGCATGGATTCGTGATCACTAAAGTGTCATGCACCGCTCTGAACTTCTCGATAATTTTCTCCGACTTTATTGTGTCGATTCTGAGCGTTTCTTTATACTCAGTGACTGACTTATTAGACTTGCAAGAAACAAATGCAACACAAGCCAAAAGAATGATGAATTTTTGCATGATTATGAGAAGTATAGATCAGCCTCCGCCTGGCGTCTCCTGGTTAGTCCAAGTAAAACCTTTCCGCCTCCCTTATTCCACTTCATAAACTCAGCCCGGATCGAAGGATCGTTCGGATTTTTGTTTACTTTTTTGATTAAGGTAGACTTTTGCAGGTTCCCCACACCTACATTATAGGCGAAGGATGTAAGCGCATCGAATTGATTCTGGTTAATGTCATCCCGACAGAAAGAATCGACGCCTTTCTCATAGGATGTAAGAAGGAATTTAAGTAATTCCTCAGCTTTCTCTTTAGTGATTGCCGGATCGGTTAGTTTGACTTTGGCTCCTGAAGGATAATAAGTATTTCCGTAGCCGATTGTTGGAATCAAAGCCGGACAGTTGTATGGCTTTAATTTAAGCCCCTCAAATCTTTTTATTAGATCGAGTCCTTTTTGGCTTGCTTTCGTTACTTTCATCAATTATGCCTAGTTTGGTTTTCAGATTTGAATTCTCGGATTTCAGTGAGTGAACCTCCTCGGTAAGGATGTCGATCTTGTCGCTTAGTTCCTTAACCTTGTCAGACATTTCTTGAGCCATCTGTCTCCAGATTTCAATCGCTTTAGTAGTTTGATCAAGCTCTGTAGTTGTGATCTCAGCCTGCTCTTTTCGTCTACCTACTAGCCATCCAATGAAGGCCGCTATTGCACCCGTCACAGATTGCCCAAGAATGTCATTAATATCCATTAATTAGTCTTTTTTCAAAACTTGTAATAATTGCGCTTTTGCTAGGATCGTGAAACCTTCAGAATCCTTAATAAAATTTTTGATTGTTTCCTGGTCAGACGAGTCTAAGTCAAGAACTTCTCCCTTGTTTAAGCTTACCGCCCAGTCCCAGAACTTCAAGGCATCGCCTTTTGATCCCTGAGCTAAAGCATTAGCTAATAATTTACCTGCATTTGCACCCTCGATAGGTTGCTGATCTAACCCTAATAGGTCAAAATTGAAATCTAATTTCATCGTTTGGTTTGTTTAATTTATTAATCTATAAATAGATAGCAAAAGTCCTAGATTTTTGCAGAATCTGACCAAGGTAGGGGATAAGCCACAATCGGAGGATTCAAAAAGTTTTCAATTTGTGCATCCAAATTCGCCTCGATTGCCTCCGTATCTAGCCCAGCCTCTAACCAGCCTTCTACCATTTCTTTAGTAACCTCATCATAAGGAGTGAAGCTCGCTTCGTGTGGTGCATCTACTCTTAAAGCGCCAAAATAGTCAGCCGTAAAGTGAATCACATCCTCTTCGTATTTTTTTTGCGCTCTGTAATGAATTACAGAAATTACTTTGTCCATTCCGTCAAGGGAAGGGATAGAGTCTAGTTGAGATATTACGAAATCGAATGCCATATTATTTATTTTTTAATTGTTCATTATAATATAATTCAGATATCATTAAATGTTTGTCTATTGAATTAAAAAATACTTCTGAATTATTATTAAATTTATTTTCTTTTTTCAAAAATTGCTCAAGAATATATACTATTTGATTATTAGAATATACTGGCTGGCTATTAATATTTTTAAAATGCTCGATAGCTTGTTTTAATGCCGTCATATTATTTATTTTCTAAAGTTTTTACTTTATCATTAAGCTCTTGAATAGCTTTTACTAACATAGGAACTAAAACGGAAGTCTTAATAGACTTATAAGTTTCTCCATCAGTTCCTTTTTCAGTATTAATATCAATCATATTAGGAAAAACTTCTTCAAATTCTTGAGCTATAAAACCAATTTGTTTTTCAGAACTTCCAATTAAATTAAAGTTTCTAACTTTTAACTTAGCTAAATCTCCTAATTTTGGTGTAGCATCTACGATATTTTCTTTGAATTTAACATCTGAAATAGTTCCATAAGAGCCAGTTCTATTAATTACAGAACCATTAGACCAAACTATAAATTTAGATTCTGTATTATTAGCAGTGTAAATAAATTCGTAATTTGTTGTAGCTACACTAGAATTAGGGTAATGTATCCAAATTCCGTAAGGAGTTGAATTAGTATTACTTACTTGTAGAGCATTGTTAGTATTATTAGAGCGTATTTCATGGAATGTACTTCCATAATAAGTACCAGCATTAGACATTTTTGTATATCCATCACTTCCTATTCTCATTGTCTCTCCAAAACTACTACCATTATTAAATGCTATTGTCGAATTACTTTGAATTATTGCTTTACCAGCTCCACCAGCATCACGAAGATAAATTTGTGGTGCAGTTGTTGTCGTAGAATTGAATACTGCCGTATTAGTTTGACCTGATAAAGTTGTTACTTCAAAAGCTGCAGCTGCATTACCAGAAGTTTGATTAATTAAAACCGCCCCCCCGCTAGTAATCCGCATACGTTCGGCGTTGTTAGCTCTGAAAATCATAGCTGTATAATCTGTACCAGCTTGTATTCCATAATCATTAGTAGTTCCAAAACCTATCCAACCTTGTCCAACATCTGCGCCTTGTACGCATACATCAGGAATTGAACTTTGACCGCTTACTATGTGAAGTCTTCTACTAGGCGCCGCCGTTCCTATGCCGACGTTGCCACCATTAGTAATATAAAACTTTGCTTGTGTTGAAGTACCACCATTTAAATATATACCAAAATCGTTATTATTGCCACTATTTTGAAAAATAGCATCTATCCCACCAAACCAAGAGTTCGAAAATGTAATACTTTCAGTACTTAGTGAACTTGTAAATCCATATCCATTTGTAGCTGAAACTCCAGTTGTAAACGTGGCACTTGTACCGCTTAAAGCTCCGGTTATATTAGCCGTTCCTATTACGTTTAATTTAAACGAAGTAGAGCCAAAATCACCTATGTTTAAATTTCCATTTAGAAAAGCGTTACCTCCGTTATTAACAATAAAATAACTGCCTCCATTAGTTTGACCTCTAAAGATTTCGCCAGTTCCAGAAAGGACTGCCCAAAATCCGTTAGCCGCTCCCGATGCTTGAGCCACTACTGCATAGGCACTAGTCGTAGAAGCTACCGCAGTAAAAGTATTTGAAGTCGTTACATTCGCACCGATTGAAACCCTTGTACCATTATCGTAAATAATAGAATCGGTAATAGTAGAAGTGCCATTAAATTTAGCTACTATTCCGCTTGTACCCGTTCCCGTAACTGGATTAGTTAAAGTAGGCTGATAGCTTGTAGAATCTACTGAGCCATCCGCTTTTAAGAACTGGCTAGAAGTTCCGCTAGTTTTTACAAAGCTGTTAGCAGTTAAACTAGAAGCAAAGCTACCAGCTCCAGCATCTGTAAAAGTAATTCTATCTAGCCCTTGCTTTTGAATTGTGAAAGGCGCAGAAGTCGAAGCTGTCTCGTTGTTAATTAAGATTCCAAAACCGCTACCGCTAGACTGTATATTAAAAGCGCGTCCAGCTGAATGGGTAATTTTAACGCCGTCACCAGTTGCACCGCTTAAAGTAATTCCTAAAGCAGTCACAGACGTAGAACTTGCAAAGGTTGCAATAGTTCCAAAAATAGCGCCTCCCATTGTGCCACCGGCAAGTGGTAAATAATCCGCTCCGTTGGCTGGAGTGTAACCCAAAGCCGTCGCAATCTGTCCGCTTGTAACCGCGTTTGTAATTACTCCCGTTCCTGAGTTGTAAGAGATACCAGTTCCGCCAGATATTGCCGCTCTCGCTCTAGTATCTGTAAACCATCTATTAGTAGGACTAGCTAGCTCCTGGATATCGTCTGTATCTAGGACCACAGCGCCCACTAAGGTATTAACAGAGGAAACCCCCGAACCGATAGCAGTTCCAAGATCCGAAATTGTAGTCTTGAATAACTGCCCAGTGGTAGGATCCGCAATAGGGAATAAATCAGTGACTAAGACTGAAGGCTTGGATACTAATTGAGAGACTTTTTTATTTGCCATTAGGAAGGATAATTAAAATTTGTAGGAACTTGACAGCGATCCGATAACATCGGGAATGAGACAGTCACGTCTGCCTTTACACCAGCCAAAAAGTCCTCTTCTTTCTCTGTGAAAAATTCTAGTGTAACATTATCAGCTATATCCCAGTCGAATTTAGGGTATCGCATCATTGATACAATATCCTGCGCGATTAATAGCTGATCTGATAGGACATCATTCTCATTGGATTCGTCCTGAAGCTGGCGATCTAAAAAATATAGTGAGAAGTTTAGGCTCAATTCCTTTGATGCGATCGAGGATCCAGTCAAAGAAAAGAACATAGCTGGATAAGTGTTATCCGTTTGACTTAAAAACTCCCATACATCACCGAAATAAACAGTGTTTATCTGGTCATGAGCGGAGGCTAAATCACTTATTAGCTTGATCGTTTGATTTAATGTCAGCTGTCTTGGTGCCATTCGTTTGGGTAGCCAGGTAAACCTGGAGTTTTTTGATATTCTTTGTACTGTATGCTTTAGGCATCTTGTTTATATTTAGCAAATTCCATTCTCGCCTTGGTATCTTTCCTCAAAACTCATAGGCTTGCAGTCACAATCATCGCCTAACCAGATTGAAGCCTGGTAAGCGTCACGCTCTGGCTTGATAATATCTACACCGGTCCCGTAATTAACGTATTCCTGGAACTTGTCGCTAGTCGATGACACCTGCTTAAGATGTTTGATTAATCGCTGAGTGTAAAACTCTGCGCGCGTTCTATATCTTGAGGCCACATCGATCAGGTCCTGCATCTGAGGCGTTTCTGTGTTCTCGCTATTCTTGCGCACTAAGCCCTTATTATAGAACTGATAAGACAATCCCACTGGAAGCTCTGAAAGCGTGTAATAAACTAAAGGATTCGTGATGAAATTATCTAATAAGTCCACCTCATCCGCGTTTAGATTATTGTTCTCAATGCCGTCCTGCAATCGATTGTATAAAGCAGTTCCCAAAGCAGGCAGTAAATACATATCTTGTGCAGTCAATATCTCTGGAAGGATTAATTTGTCATCTACATTGGTATGCAGAGCACTTCTTTCCTTGATCGTGTTTACGTTTATAAAGCAGATATTTTTCATTCCTTAGTCTTTTTTAATTACTACCTGAGAAGCCCAGACGTGGCGGCAAGAAGGAGAGTGTTCTCCGTCTGGCATTGTCCACCATCCACCTCTGCGATCAAAAACTGAATAGCCTAATCTTAAGCTGATCGCTTCGATCTCTGCTCTTGTATAAAGTCTATCTAATTCCATAAGACGCGCACAGAATTGACGCGATGGATGCTCAGCAGAATTACGCTGTCCAGAAGGAATCGATGATCGCCACTCATAAGAATAGCGGACCATGAAGCTCCTTGTCGATGGCTTAGTGTCAGTAATCTCAGATAGTGGAGAAGTCAAAATTCTTTCAACAGTTCCCCTTACATTTGTGGACTTAATTAATCCGCGCTCCTGCAAGCTATCCATGACCTTGTTAATGATTCCTAGATCTGTCTTGATAGTTCCAGCAATAATCTCCGGAGTGATTCGCTTATCCTTTTGGATTAAGTCCAAGACGTTTGCCTCTAGGCGTGTCAGCTCTTGCTCTGCGAAGTCCAAATTCATCGCCTCCTCTAAGTCATTAGGTGAAGCGGAGAACGTGTCTCTAGTGCGAAATATGGAGTAATTAGATTTACTCTCTCCGAACTGCGCGAATATGTCAAGGACATCGTCCTCGCTGAATCGTAAATTAGTAGCAGAAGGAGCGACGCCTTCAAGCTCTCCGCCTCCTTGCTCATTTGTCAAGCCTACTAGTGATCTGATCTCGTTTGGAGTCATTGACTCTAGGACTTTATTTGCTACTAATGGCGATAGACTATTGATCGCATCGATTACATCCTGAGCACTTCCAGAAGTTTTAGGTTCTAACTTAGGCGCTCCAAGCTTCTCGCGGATCTCGTCTTTAGTTAAGTTCTGTGCGATTGTAGCCTCAGAGAACTCCATGCCAATCGGCTCGACTGGAATTATTTGTAGCCCATCGATAGCACCGCGTAATTTGGCAAGTAAACTGAATACTTGTTCCTGATATATTTGCTTATCATTGACGTAGGTGTTTTTAAATATCTCATAAGAATCGCGCATTTGTTGGCGTGATCCTAATTGTCCAGGTGTTGCAATACCGAATAAATCAGGAGACGTGATCTGGTGTCCAGCGTATACGTTTTTCTCGATGATCTTATCAACATTGGCAAAGTCCTCCTTCGTAATGTCAGAAGCTCCAAGGTCCTCAATGATTGGCTTTCTAGAAGCGTCATTCACAAAGGAAAGAATAAACTTCTTACCGTCGGATCCTGAGAATCGATCAGTGAACTTTCTTTCTACTTGACGCTTCTCTTCATCTTGTGGCTCACCATTAGGAAGCGTGATTAATTTAGA